GACGAGTTGGTGACCACGCCGCCGACCCCGACCTTGAAACCGGACGTGACGGCGTTGCCGTCAAGATCGGTCGCGGACGTGACGGCAGTCGTCGTCGTCGGCAGGACGAACGCCGGGCCGCCGAACAGGATCGAGGACTGCGCCCCGGACGCGAGCGGACCGACCCGCTGGGCGACCAGCGACTCGGCCGTATCGATGAGCCCCTGCAACACGGCCTCATCAACATTGGTCGACGACGGGGACATGCGCAGGTAGGCCATCACCTCGTCCTGGAGGATGACGGACACGGGTCAGGCCTTGCGGCGACGGGTGGCGGTCTCGGCGGGCCGAGCAGTGGCCGTCTCGACCGGGGCTGACTCCGCAGCGGAGGCGAGTCCTGCGTTCAGCAGGTCGACGGCCTCCGCGTCGGGGAGGTCAACCTCTGCGCCAATCGCCGGCCACTCGTCGCCGTTCCGGGTCCCGCTGATGCGGGCACGCATAACAACGCGCATGGCGCGCCTCCTCCTTGGTGATTGAGGAGGCGGGCGGGTGGACAAGCCACCCGCCCGCCACTACTCAGGACGCGCCGCCCTGGAAGTACTTGACCGCGCCCGTCTGGTCGACGAGCAGCCCGTCTCCACGGACGAGGCACCGGAACGACACGAGGTCGTTGCCGAAGGCGTAGTCATCCGAGCGCTCGAACCGCACGCCGCCCGCGAGGCGGACGAAGTACCGCGAGATGTCGCCGAACAGCACCGACTTGGCCGACAGCGCCACGGCCGCCACGTTGGGGTCGGTGTAGACCGGCTTGCCCAGCAGGGTGTCCGGGGCTCCGAGCGTCAAACCCGGCTGCCACAGGTACTGGTTGGTCGTGTCCTTGAGCTTGCGCAGCGACGCCAGGGTGGCGTCCCGCATGAGCCACGCACACGACGGGGAGCGCCGGTACGGGGCGATGACCGAGTGGTACAGGTCGATGAGGTTGTCGGCGGTGAACGCGCCGGACACGGTCGTCCCGCCCGTGACGCCAAGCGTCGCGTTCGTGACGATGCCGGCCGGCTGCGAGGAACCCGTGCCGGTCACCAGGTGGGCACCGAACGCGTTGCCGACAGCCCAACCAGCCTGACGAGCGACGTATCCGAGCAGGTCCACGCCCGTGTCGTCGACCAGCTCGCGCGCGATCTGGATCAGGTCGCCGTACTTGTAGGCACCGAGCGAGCGCTTCCCGAACGTCGGGTCGTTCTCCGTGATGGGCCCGCCCTCAGCGACGATCGCAGCCGACCCGTGGGCGGTCGTGATCGGAACCTCGATGGCCTCCCCGCCCGAGGTCTCCAGGACGGTCGGGCCAGCAGACAGGATCGCGGACATGTCGATCATGTGCTCGACAAGCTGCCCATAGAACGACGTCGGGACGGTGTTGCCGCCAGCGGTCGCCGTGCCCTTGACCAGGTCACGGAATGTGGTGTCGGCGGCGACGGTGAGCGACCGACCGGACTCGCCCTTGAGGAACGCGCGAACCTGCTCGTTCTTCTCATCGCGAGGGATGCCGCGCGCGGCCGGAGTGTTCTCCAGTCGGGCGAACGTCTCGACCATCTCGGCGTCCCGCTTGAGGACGTCCTCCAGACCCTTGACGCGCTGGTCGACAGCGTCGATGTCGCCGTTGATCTTCTGCCAGGAGGCGGCCTCCTCGGCGTTCAGGTCGCGGCCCTCGGCCTCGGCCTTGTCGAGCAGCGCCTTGCCCTGCTCCCAGATGTTTGCCCGGCTCTCCTTGAGCCGCTGAATCAAAGCCTCGGACATGATGTCTCCGTTTCTCGCGAGGCGTGGGAAACCCCCGGGGGCGAGGTGCCTTCCGGGGGTCGGTGGACGTTTGCGAGGTGGGTTTCGCCCGGCCTCAGCGAGGGGTGCGCCGTTGAGCGAACGCGGCCTGGCGCTGCCGCAACGCGATCAGCGGGTGGGTTTCGCCCGGCCCGCTGTCGCGCTTGTCGTTGGGCTCCGCAGGGGGAGCGATGATCTCTGCGAGACGTTCCTCGCGGGCCGCGGCGAGCACGGTCGCCTCGTCGAGGTGACGCGCCTCGGCCAGGGTTCGCAGGCCAGAGGTCGTGTCCAGGTACGCCGGATTGACGACCGGCGCGACGTCAACGAGCTGGATCTCCAGCAGGGTCCGCAGCGGGAAGCCTTGCTCGGTGAACCCCCACTCGTCGGCGATGGTGCGGAACGCGAACGATGAGTGCTGCACGTCGCCCCGCTCGGCGAGGGCCGCCAGGTCGCGGGCGTACTGCGTGTCAGGAAGGTCAACCTCGTATTCCAAACCCGTGTCATCCACCGCGAGGCGGAGGGTCTGCGACAGGGTCCGCCCGAGTAGGTACTCGTCGAGGTGCTGGTAGCGTGCCAGGACGTCGCCACCGTCGCGCAGCGTCTTGACCACGGCGCCGGGAGCAACCCGTTCGACGAACCCACCGAGGTTCTGCGACAGGCGGTTGAACTTGAGGGCATATCCACCCATGCGGACCGTGCCGTCCTCCGCCTTGCGGAGTTGCACGGCGCCCGCGGTGTGGCGGGTCTCGATGGTCACGATGCCTCCCGGCTGGACGTGGTCGCCGGCTTCGCGGCGAGGGGGGTGTAGGACTGGCCCTGCCCGTCCGGCAAGGGCTCTTCGTCCTCCAATGCGCGCAACTCGTCAATGTTGCGAAGTCCGATGTTCCGGTCGATCTGGTAGATCTCGTGGCGGGTCTTGGTGTCGACGCGGATCAGCGCGTCGGCGTTGAACTTGACGTACTGCGGGCGCGGCATCATGAACGCCGAGATGGCTTCCTCAAGCCGCACCATCCACGGGCGGCAGGCGTAGGTGAGCAACTGAATCGCCTGCTGCTCAACGGTGTTGTACGTGAGCGACCCGCCAGTGGTGCCGCCGACCATCTCGGGCGGGACCGAGTAGATGGACGCAATCTGCGTCGCATTGGCCTTGATTGCCCCGAGGAACGCCTCGTCGGCGGCAGGGATGGTCAGGACATCAAGGTCCCAGTCGTTACCCGTCACGAACGGGTCGCCGTTGCGCAGCTTGGCCTTCATGCGTGCCGCGGCCGTGTCGGCCTGCTCGACCGTGAGTGCCATTTTGCTGTTGCGGATCTTGAGCCCGGGGACGGCGCGGTTCCTGGACCACTGACCGGAGGCAACCTGAGCCTCATACCCCGAGTCGAAGGTGCGGGCCAGCGCTCCCACCGGGGACACGCCCAGGGCACTGCCGGGCACCACCAGGGCAGGGATATGCAAGATGTCCGCGCGGGGCACGGGGCGGCCCTTGACGTACCACTGGCCCGCGTCGGAGTCGAGGTAGACGTCGGTCGGCTTGAGCCACGCCACGCCGCTCGGCCAACCTGTCGCCCCATACCCGGTCACCAGGCCGTAGGCGTTGCCGTGCAACAGCATGGACACAAGAGGCCGCTGTACCCACGCCGACGTGAACCCTTGACCTACTGGGGACGAGATCGCCACAGGGAGGGGAATCCGAGCCCGCGTGCCGTCCGGTCGCCGCGAGTAGGCGTGCAACGGCAGGGTGCAGATTGAGTCCGTGATGAGCTTGACGCACGCGTAGGTGGCGGCGATCTGTAGCGCCTTGTCCGTGGAGTAGGACGGCAGCGCATCATCACCAGTCGCCCACGTCAGCGCCGAAGCGCGCTCCTCGGTGCGCTTGAAGAACAGGCTCACCGGGTCAGCCGCCACGATGCGGCCAGGCACGCACACCCGGCGACCGCGAACGCGGCAGGCCACCACAGCAGCGCCGCGAACGCCACCAACAGCGCGACCCCCAGGAGGTCAAGGACAGTTGTCAACACCCTGACCTCCGTCAGTAGATCGAGTCGAGCGGGTCATAGTTCGGGGTCTGCCCGAGCAGCCACAGCGCCCGCGCCACGGCAGCCACCGGCCCCACCTCAGGGGAGTCCCGCAACACGAATGCCCGCTCGCCACTAGTCGTCTGTGGCCGCCAACGGGCAGCCTTCACGCCGTCATTGAGCGCCGGCTGATTGCCGTGCCGCACCGACGAGTCCTTGATCGCGTCCTCAACGAGCCCGCACGCCGCCGCGAACTCGGTGCCGTTGACCGGCTCGAACGGGACGCCCTCGCGCTCGAAGTCATCGCCGAATGCCGAAGACGCGACGGTGCCGCCCCACTCGCCAGTCAGCCGCTTGCACTCGGATACCGCGCTGTATGCCGCGACCGGACGCCCCTCGTTGGCGAGCATCACCTGAGTGGCCCCGTCATCGCGCGTCCACGCCACGGCAATCCACACGTCACGGTCGCCGGTCAGGTCGATGCCGAACACGACGTCACTTCCGCGCTCCGCGTGCGGGTCAGCGAGGGTGAGCCAACGGGCGTGCGAGAGAGCGCCGC